AGTAAGCGTGATCTTAGGATGCGTGAAGTCTGGCTACCGGATGAGGGTGACAAGCTGGTTGGTTGTGATGCTGACGCGCTCGAACTCAGAATGCTGGCTCACTATCTAGGTCACTTCGATGATGGGGCATACGCTAACGCATTGCTTCAAGGATCGAAGGACGATGGTACTGACGTACACTCACGCACCGGTAAGGCACTAGGTGTCAAAGATCGTGATGTCGTAAAACGAGCAACGTACGCATTTTTGTACGGCGCAAGTGACCGCAAGTTGCAAGCCATCATGAAGGACGCTGGCATCTATATGAAGGGCAAGGAAGTCCGACAGCGTATGAAGAAAGGTATCACCGGCTTAGACAAGCTGACCGATATCATCGATAAGCGTTGTGAGCGGGGGTACTTGCTGGGAGTTGACGGTCGTCATGTTCCTATCCTGTCACCACACTCCGCCCTCAACTTCTGTCTACAGTCAGCCGGTGCAATCGTGATGAAGAAAGCATTGGTCGCATTTCATTTTGACCTCGCGACCAAAGCCGGTCATGTCGTGGATGATAAGCCAATGACCTTCAACTACTGTGCAAATGTGCATGACGAAGTACAGATGTCTGTGCGTGAGGAACACGCAGAAGAGATAGGCAAACTGTTTGCGAATGCCATCACGTTAGCTGGTGAACAACTAAACCTTAAATGTCCAGTGTCTGGTTCTTATGACATTGGCTCGAACTGGAAGGAGACACACTGATGTGGAAAGTAATTATGTTTGTATGTGCAATGAATGACCCCTCTTCGTGTGTAACCATCGAGGACGAGTGGGGGCCTTGGGCAACAAAAAGTGAGTGCGCTAAACGTGCAGTCTACATGGGGCAAACCGCCTTACAACATCTACCACCTAGCGACTTGTGGTGGAAATGCGAACTTGAAGGAGATGCCGCATGACAACTGCTATTATAGACGGCGACATTGTTGCCTTTAAATCTGCCGCTGCTGTCAGCGTCAAAGAAGATACCATCATGGAGTTCGATCCTGTACGCGCTAAAGAGTATGTGGATCACATGATGAACGAGTGGACAAAGCGCATCAAACCTAACGTGACCTTGATGTGCTTCTCAGATCAAACCCGTAAGTATTTCAGACACGATATATTCCCTGACTACAAAGGAAATCGTAGTGGAATGGAGCGACCTTCTGCGCTCACTTTTACTTATCAATATCTGTCTGAAAAATACAAAGTCGTACAGAAGGCAGGGCTGGAAGCTGATGACCTCTTGGGCATCTTAGGTACGCAACCTGACATAGAGAGTCCTGTTGTTGTCAGCATCGATAAGGACATCATGACGCTACCTTGTAAGGTCTTTAATCCTGACAAGATGCGCCGTGCTATGCGTATCAATCCTAACGTGGCTGACCTTGCAGTATTCAAGCAAGCCCTGACCGGTGACTCTTCGGATAACTACAAAGGCATTCCGGGGATAGGTACAGCAAAAGCAGATAAGATATTAGCAGATGCACCACACCCAAAGTTAGCTTGGGATGTGACGCGTGATGCTTTCATCGCCAACGGATTAACAGAAGCAGATGCCCTGCTAATGGTACGGCTTGCCCGCATCCTTAGACACGGCGACTACAAAGAAACAACAGGAGAAGTACGACTATGGTCACCCATGAAACCAGATATATGGATGAAGCTATCAGCCCCAGCCACTACCAATTCACCGGATGGGTCACACTCGAAGACGGAACAAGAGTCCGCGCCAACATCGAAACAAAAGAGTACATCAAAGCCGTCTGTCGAACCCTCGATGGAGAAGAAGCGTGGGCAGTCAGTAACGTCCTCAAGTACATCAGTCGATACAGAACCAAGCACAAAGACAACGTCAAACGAGACATCAACAAAGCCATCGAGTACTGCGAATTCCTCAAAGAAATTATCCAAGAGAAGGGTTCAGAATGATGCGTGATGTGACGTGTGAGTCAATGGTTGCGTCCTTCAACGAAGCGATGGGCGCACCTGTTGATGTGAAGATGACAGTCGATGAACTGATGCTTCGATTAGATTTAATTCGTGAGGAGTTCACGGAGTTTTCTCAAGAGGTACATAGTGCGGCGTGGCGACTATCTCATAGTAAGCCACCCGACAATATGGAGAACCTTCTCAAAGAACTTGCTGACCTTCAGTACGTTCTGTCTGGGTTCGCAGTGGTCTTTGGTCTTTCCCTGCGCCCAGCTTTCAATCGAGTGCATAAAAGCAATATGTCGAAGTTAGGCGATGACGGTAAGCCGGTCATGCGTGAGGACGGCAAAGTAATGAAAGGCCCTAATTATAAAAAACCAGATTTAAGGGATTTAGTATGATAAGCAACCAACACTACGGCCCATCTCTGCCGTTATCAGAAGAGATAGATACAATCAAATACAGACAGCAAGGCGAGGACTTTTATTCTAAAGTTGTCCGTATTGCTAATGCACTTAAAGACGATGCAAATCATTTTGAAAGTTTTAAAGACGCGTTACGTCTCATGAGATTTCTACCCGCCGGTCGGGTACAGAATGCGGTTGGAGCTGCGCGTATGACTACGGCGTACAACTGTTTTGTCAGTAGTGAAATCAATGACTCGATGGAAAGCATCATGGCTGTCGCTACGGAAGCGGCGGAGACTATGAGACGAGGTGGTGGCATCGGCTATGACTTCAGCAAGATCCGACCACGCGGGGATCTCATCAAGAGTCTGGAGTCCAAGTCATCAGGGCCTATCAGTTTCATGGGCATCTTTGATTCAGTATGTCAGACCATCGCATCGAGCGGGCATAGACGCGGCGCACAGATGGGGTGCATGAGGATCGACCACCCTTCAATCGAGGAATTCATTTATGCCAAGCACAACAGCGACAAGCTGACGGGCTTCAATATATCTATCCTTGTTACTGATAAATTCATGGAGCATCTACGCGAGAAGAAACCCTTCCCGCTGGAGTTCGAGGGGAAAGTCTACAAAGAAGTAGATCCGGTTGCCCTGTGGGATATCATCATGAAAAGCACATGGGATTGGGCGGAACCAGGGGTACTGTTTGTGGACACCATTAACAAGAAAAACAACTTGTGGTACTGCGAAACTATCTCTGCGACTAACCCATGTGGTGAGCAGCCTTTACCACACAACGGCGCGTGTTTGCTGGGGTCATTCAACTTAGTAAAGTACGTTCTGGACAAGCAGTTCGACTTCGGCTTGTTCACCGGCGACATCGCAAATGTCGTGCGGGCAATGGACAATGTTATCGACAGGACAATCTATCCGCTCCCAGCGCAAGAGAAAGAAGCTAAGAATAAACGCCGTATGGGTCTAGGTGTAACTGGTCTAGCCAACGCTGGTGAAATGATGGGTATGCCTTTTGCTTCACAGGAGTTCATGGAATGGATGGAGAAGGTGTTGTCTGTTCTGCGTGACCATTGCTATGCAACGTCCGCTGATCTAGCAACTGAGAAAGGTAGCTTCCCGCTGTATGAGGAAGAACTATATACTCAGGGTGAATTCTATAAGACACTATCACCGTGGGTTCAGGAAAAGATTATTCAGCAAGGATTGCGGAACTCACATCTACTGAGCATCGCACCCACCGGAACAATCAGCCTAACTGCCGACAACGTATCGTCCGGCATCGAGCCACCCTTCGCATTGTACTACGACAGAACCATCCAGAACTTTGATGGACAGACCATCGAGCGTGTTGAGGACTATGCTTATAATCAAGGTGTGTCCGGCAAGACAGCTAATGAGATACCAGCGCAAGACCATGTGCGGGTACTGGCGTTAGCTTCACGTCTTGTAGACAGCGCAGTCAGCAAGACTTGTAATGTTGGTGATGACGTAACCTACGAAGATTTCAAAACTCTGTATGAGAATGCCTACGAGTTAGGCTGTTCCGGAATAACGACCTTCAGGGCCGCTGGAAAAAGATACGGAATTTTGAATGAAGTTAAAGAAGACAAACAGGACAATGAGCCAAAGGCTGAAGCCTGTTTCATCGATCCTAACACCGGACAGAAGGAGTGTGCATGACACCCCAAGAGTTTGGAATGTGGGGTCTAGCAGTAATCGTATGGCTCTTCGCGGCGTTCTTTGCCGCGTGGGGCTATGCAGCTGTTAAATCAGAGAAAAACAAGATGTGGCTCGAAGAGCAAATGCGGATGCGTTTCTTGGAACAGGTAGACCGCGAAGAGATGCAAATTGAGATCCACGAAGAATAGAGGATGGTTCTGCCCATGACCATGAAACTTGACGAAGACTACCCTTTCCCAGCGACTTCGGAGCAATTGATCGATGTACTCGATCAGACCTATCCGCATCGATGTATGGGAAAAGATGAAGACTTAATAGCACACCACAGATACAGCGCAGTGAGAGAATTGATTGATCAACTTCTTGTCGCAAAAGCTGAATATTATGAGGAACAGTTAAATGATACGACCAATGAGTCCGGCTGATGTAGCCCAATGTATTGCTTTTGGTAAAGAGATGCATGATGAAAGCTACTTCAAGGATATGGACTTTTCGGAAGAAAAACTTCAACAGCTTTGGCATTTAATCACATTAAAGCCTGATGCTTTCTGCGCGTTTGTTGCAGAGAAAGAAGAGCGTATCATTGGTTTGTTCATAGGTGTGTGTCAGGAACATTGGTTTGGGAACGACAAAGTATCGTGTGACCTAGCCTTGTTTGTAACTAAAGAGGAACGAGGTGGTACTGCCGCCGTCCGTCTAATTAAAGCCTATGAACAATGGGCGCGGGATGTAGGCGCAGCAGAGATTCACATCGGTACTTCAACCAACGTCAACTCAGAACGTATAACGAAACTTTTCGAAAAGATGGGTTTCGGTAATAAAGCGTTCTATTTTCGGAAGAGGAATTAGATATGTGTGGAGGAAGACCATCCGCCCCGCCGCC